AAATCTGCGATTCGATCTGCTTTTAAGAAGATGAATCGTAAAAAACTACGCAACCGTGTAGTTCTTAATAAATTTGTTGAACTTGTAGCATAGGAGAAAAATGACGGAAGAAGAAAGGAAAAAGACTGTGAGTTTTAAAGATGGTACCGTATTGAAAAAAGGAGATTCTTATTCTGATGAAGAATGGGGTGATATACTTCTTAAAAAAGAGATGGAAATTAGAGATATTGCAGAAAAAACTCTTGACAAAAGTGAATGATTTAGGTATAATAGTACCTGTGAGTGAGAAATTTAATCTTTTCGTAATGAGGATATATGATGTATGCACAATTGACTGAAAAACAGAAACAATTTGTTGACCTGGCAATTTCTGAAGGTTTTACTGAAGAGATTACTACAAAGGATATTAAAGAGTTGCAAACTAAACACGGCGGTAATTTATCTGTACAATGGTTGCAGAAAGATGATACTTTACGTATGGCACGTGGAGTATACCGACTCCCAAGTGTGGCCGCTAATGGTGCGGTTGTAATGAGTGAAAGCACTTCTAACCCTGTATCCTCAGAATTAACTATGATTGCTACCAAAGTAGATGAGAAGGTCACTAAGATTGAACCTTCACTTCCTGCATCTATTACTAATACTGAAGATGTGAGTTTTGTTCCTGAAATCGATTCAACATTTGTTCCGTTTGGACAATTTAAAGATATTCATAATATCATTAAATCAAAATTGTTCTATACTGGATTTATTACTGGTTTGTCTGGTAATGGTAAAACGTTTCTTGTAGAGCAGGCGTGTGCTAAGGCCAATCGTGAATTGTTCCGTGTGAACATCACTATTGAAACCGATGAAGATGATCTTCTTGGACATTATGTTTTGATTGATGGTCAAACCGTCTGGCAAGATGGTCCTGTGATACAGGCAATGGATCGTGGTGCAGTTATGCTTCTTGATGAAGTTGATCTTGCATCAAATAAGATTATGTGTTTGCAACCAGTTCTTGAGGGTAAAGGTGTATATGTCAAAAAAATAAATCGTTTTGTCAAACCCAAGGCTGGTTTTAATGTGATTGCGACTGCAAATACCAAAGGAAAAGGTTCTGATGATGGTCGATTTATCGGCACAAACATCCTCAATGAGGCTTTCCTTGAGAGATTTGCAATTACTATTGAGCAAGAATATCCTACTCCTGCTACCGAGAAGAAAATTCTCGTGGGTATCATGCAATCACTTGGTTGTCTTGATGATGAGTTTGCACAAAAATTAGTTGATTGGGCAGATATTATCCGTAAGACTTTTTATGATGGCGGAATTGATGAGATTGTTGCCACAAGGAGACTTGTTCATATCGTTAATGCTTTTAAGATTTTCGGTGACCGAATGAAGTCTATTCAACTTTGTGTTAACCGTTTTGATGATGAAACCAAACAGGCATTTCTTGACCTGTACACCAAAGTTGATGGTGAAGTTAATAAACCTTCAGAAGAGTCTATCGAAGGAGGTGAAACTCAAGATGATTCTGATGACTTATCACCTTTTTAATTGACATATAAATAAAATAGGAGTCCTAATTGGACTCCTATTTTTGTATTTACTAGTGAGAAATTATGAATATAGAATTAAACGGAAATGTGATTGTCCGTCATAAATCAGTACCAAATTGCGAGTGGTGCGATAAAGCAAAAACACTATTGGATGAAAAAAAACTACCCTATGCGATAGTTGATTCCGATAAATGGTTTTTTGGTGCATTGATGAAAGAGACAAAATCAAAAAAGGTCCCTCAAATTATCATGAAAGGTAGATTTGTAGGTGACTATAATGGATTAGTAGAATATTTAGAGGAGAATAATGAGAGTACCTAATACTAAATGGAAAATACGTAAAGGTCCCGATTGGTGGGACGAATCTGCTGAAGATTATTTTAAGGGTAAACGTGTTCTGGTAGTATCTTTACCAGGTGCGTTTACACCTACTTGAAGTTCACAACAACTTCCAGGTCTGGAAGAATTGTATGAACAATATAAAGATCATGGTATTGATGAGGTGTATTGTCTTTCTGTAAATGATTCTTTTGTTATGAATGCTTGGGCGGATAGTTTGAATATTGAAAAAGTTCAAATGATTCCGGACGGTAGTGGTCAATTTACAAGAGACATGGATATGCTAGTATGGAAACCAGGTCAAAATTTTGGATATCGAAGTTGGAGATATGCCATGATTGTTAATGACATGGAAGTGGAAAAGATGTTTGAGGAAGAAGGAAAAAATCAAATGGGACTTGATGATGATCCTTATAATGTTACAATTCCTGAAAATATATTGGTTTATTTGAGGGTCGCAAGCCCTAAAATTGAACCAATTTCACCTGTTCCTGGGGGAATGACTACTGAGAATATGACTTCTGATACAGACATAAGTGTAGCAGGAGATATTTCAACAGGATCTCATCCCCAAACTGATAATGTTTCTGTTGAGAAAAAGACTTCATCAGAAGATATGGCAGGACCTTTTTAAGGAGAAATATAGTGCATATAGAAGTGAAGGCAAGTGAATTGCAGAAGAAAAAATTATTTGTAGCAACTCCTATGTACGGTGGACAATGTGCAGGCATGTATTCAAAAGCATGTATTGATCTTGCAACAATGTGTGCCAATTATGGAGTTGAGTGTAGATTCTTTTTTATATTTAATGAATCTCTTATTACAAGAGCAAGAAATTATCTTGTTGATGAGTTTTTGAGGGCAGAAGAATTTACTCATTTAATGTTTATTGATGCAGATATTAATTTTAATCCGAAAGATGTATTATCTCTTGCCGTTCTTTGTGATGATGATAAGCCCATTATAGGTGGACCATATGGTAAAAAATGTATTGCTTGGGAGCGTATTCGACAAGCGGTTGATATTGGTATTGCGGATGAATCACCAGAAGAATTGCAAAAATTTACTGGAGATTTTGTTTTTAATCCCGTACAAGGTACTCAAGAATTGCAGATTAATGAACCTGTAGAAGTTTTAGAGATTGGTACAGGATTTATGATGGCCCAAAGAGAAGTTTTCACTAGATGGAAAAAAGCCTATCCGCAGTTTAATTATAAGCCTGATCATAATCGTTCAGAACATTTTACGGGTGATCGATATATTCATGCGTATTTTGATACTGTTATTGATAATCAAAAATACATAGGTTTGGCTTCAAATGATTCAGATAGATATTTATCTGAAGATTATATGTTTTGTCAATTAGCAAGACATATAGGAGAAAAGATTTATTTATGCCCTTGGATGAAATTGGGTCATGTTGGAACTTATGTATTCGATGGTACAATGGCAGATCTTGGGAGAATAGATCAATCAAATCAATGGGCGGCCGCAAATTTAAAAAAGGCAGAGGAATTGAGATCGGAGAGAAAACTTCAAATTGAAAATGCTAAAGCGGTTGAAGAAATTGAGACCGTTCAACAACGTAGTGAATCTAGAAAGGAGAGGAGACAAAAGACTAAGAAGAAAAGTTGACAAATCGAAATAATATGATATAATATTTAAATTTAATCTTAATATGGAGTTATTATGAAATTAAGTGAAGAAACATTAGCAGTCCTTAAAAACTTTTCTGCTATTAATAATGGAATCTTTTTTGAACAAGGAAAAACCATTAAAACAGTATCTCCACAAAAATCTATTCTCGTGGATGCAAAAGTTGAGGAAGAGGTTCCTACTGACTTTGGTATCTATGATTTGAATAAATTTCTTGGAGCCCATTCATTATTTGAAAATCCAGAAATTGAATTTCAAGATAAGTATTTGACTTTTTCTGGAGGAAATAGTCAAGTAAGTTATTCTTATTGTGATGCAAGTTTAGTGGTTCGTCCCCCTAATAAAGAGGTTGCTTTGCCTACAGTTGATGTTACATTTAAAATGCCGAAGACGGTATATGATTCAGTTGTAAAAGCCGCTATGGTACTGCAGGTTCCTGAGATTGCGGTTATTGGTGATGGAACGAAATTGAAACTTGTCGCAAGTGAGAGTAAAAATACCATGAGTGATAAATTCAGTTATGATGTTGGAGAAACAAATAAAACATTTTCAATGATTTTTAAAGTTGAAAATTTTAGTAAATTGATGAGTAAAGACTATACAGTTTCTATATCATCTAAAGGTCTTTCTAAGTTTGAATCAGATGATGATAAATTGATATATCATGTAGCAATAGAGCCAAATTCAAATTTTGAAGGGTAATAATGCAAAATCGTGAATCATTTCTTTGGGTTGAGCGGTACCGTCCAAAGACAATTTCGGAATGTATCCTACCGGATCATATTAAAGAAATATTTGATGGAATAAAAATTCAAGGTCGTATTCCAAATATGATTCTTTCTGGTGGTCCGGGAACAGGTAAAACCACCATTGCCAAAGCATTATGCAATGAAATTGGCTGTGATTATCTGTTCATTAATGGTTCTGAGGAATCAGGTATAGATGTTCTTAGAACAAAGATACGAGGTTATGCTTCTACTATGAGTTTCGATGGTGGAAGTAAAGTTGTGATTCTTGATGAGGCCGATTATCTTAATCCCCAAAGCACCCAGCCTGCTCTTAGAGCATTTATAGAAGAATTTGAAAAGCATTGTACATTTATTCTTACGTGTAATTATGCTAATCGAATTATATCTCCTTTACATTCAAGATGTCAAGTTGTAGATTTTAAGATAGGTAATGAAAATAAACCTACTATGGCTGGTCTTTTTATGAAACGTGTAGGATATATATTAGACACGGAGCAAATAGAATACGATAAAAAGGTAGTTGCTGAGATAATTATGAAGCATTTTCCTGATAACAGGAGGGTGCTTAATGAACTTCAAAAGTATGCTTCTTCAGGGACGATAGATGCAGGCATTCTTTCTCAAGTTGCAGAGGTCAATTTAAAAGAATTGATGTTTGCAATGAAGGGTAAAAAATTCAATGATGTCCGTAAATGGGTTGCTGACAACATTGATAATGATCCCCAAAAGATCTTTAGAAAAATATATGATGTTGCATCTGAGTATGTTCAACCACCATCTATTCCGCAGTTAATTTTAATTTTAGCGGACTATCAATATAAATCTGCATTTGCGGCGGACCAAGAACTTAATCTAGTGGCCTGTCTTGTAGAACTTATGGTAGAATGTCAATTTAGTTAAGGATACCGATGTTAAACACTAAATCAATACTGATTATGAGTTTGATGGTGAGTATTGGTTATGGATGTGTGCAAAAACAATATGCAAAAATAGAAACACCAACGGATAATTCAACAGTTGAAACAACGCCTGCAAGACAGTGGGATCCAGTCAGAAGAGAGTTTTGGACGGTAATGTTATTTACTCAATTGTCTAATATGCCTCAGATAAGAGTGAGATTTGCTCCTAAATATTTACATGGAATGGTAAGATGTGCTATAGAAGAATATGAAAGAAGGTATGATATAGAATATTTTGAAAAAGTTTTTGGTGTATCTGCAGGTAAACTTTCTCCGGATAATGGTAAAATAGCATATGATATAACTTTTGAATGTTCTGAAAAACAAATGAAAATTCAACAAGAAGATTTTCAGAAAAAGGCGATGGAGGAGCCAGATCTTAAAGATATGATTTGATTATGGATGGTTATAAAACTGAATTTTTAACAAAAGAACAGTCTTATACTGCAGATTTTGATTTTTCTAATTTTAGAGAAAGAAAAGATGTATATTCTTTTTTACTTCAAGAAGGACCTTTAGATTGGGAATGTCTCAGTCGAGCATATTTCCAAGACAGGAAATTATTTTCAAAATATGTTGGAGTTTCTAAAACACATGCAGGATATGGTGATGTTGTAAAATGGCAATATATAGATAATCTTGATTCTAGGCATATCTTTTTTTCAACATTTATTTTTTCGCATTGTAAAAATGTGAAAGAAATAGTTGAAATAGGAGGTGGTTATGGAAATATGGTTCGTTTAAATCATCCTGTTATAAATTTTGATAAATGGACTATTGTGGATTTGCCTTTCGTATCAAATTTACAAAAATGGTATTTGAGTCATGAAATAAAAAATGTTAGTAAACTTAGATTTGTATCAGCATATGATTATTCGTCTATTATTGATAATAAATTTGATCTTTGTATAGGTACTAATAGTATAAGTGAATTGGCATGGGATGATTTTGAAACATATTATAATTCTATAATATTAAATTGCAAATATTTTTTCTATGCTGGACATACTTATAATTGTGGAAGAGAGTTATTATCTGCTAAATTGAAACATATTTCTAATGATTTTTCTTTGGTGAAGAATTTTGATGAAGGTTTTATTGATAGTTATGATGATAATATTTTATATAATAATTTATATGAGAATACTAGATTATGACTCCTTTTGATTTTTTAAATGAAATAAATTATGGTAAAAAAGACTTGATGATTGATGATATTGATTATCAAATTGAGAAGCAATATAATCCTTATATTATCAATCGTGGCCTTTCATATTTTCTTGATACTATAGTTGATGCTAATGAGATGAACATTAGGCACCATCTAGATAAAAAACTTCAAAACGCCTACTTACTAAATATCATAAGGAAGAAGAAACGATTCTCAAAATGGCACAAAGCGGAGAAATCTGAATTGCTAGAAATCGTTATGAAGTTTTATGGTTATAGTATTAAACGAGCAAAAGAAGTTTTACCCTTATTAACGGCTGAAAATATAGAAGAAATGCGAGAGGTTTTAGATGAGGGTGGGATGAAAGGAGTGAAATGAATCATGGAGTGGACCAATTAATAGAAGTTACAATAAAAGAATCAGACGATTTTCTTAAAATTAAAGAGACACTAACTCGTATTGGTGTTGCCTCACGGAAAGACAAGACTCTTTATCAATCTTGTCATATTCTTCATAAACAACAGAAATATTATATAGTGCATTTTAAAGAATTATTTGCACTTGATGGTAAACCTACTAACTTTTCAGAAAATGATGTTGCTAGAAGAAATACTATTACTAATCTTTTGGCAGAATGGGAATTATTATCAATAGTGAATCCTGAAAAAACAAAAGATCTGGTAGTATCATTAAATCAACTAAAAATTCTTTCTTTTTCGGAAAAGGAAGAATGGACCCTTACCCCAAAATATAATATTGGCAAAAAATCATAATGGGCGATTCTGTAGATTATTGGAGTCAAGTGGATACAATTAAATTACAACAAAAATTAGGTGTTTATTGTTTACATGATGATATGGAAATTCCTGTATTTGCTACTGATGCATCTGCTTGTTTTGATATAAGAGCATATTTGAGAACAGGAAATAAAATTACATCATATAATACTAGAAATAATAAGATAGAGACAATATTAACTCTAGATCAATATGTTTTGCTTCCCCATTGGAGAGCATTGATCACTACAGGTTTAATTTTTGATATACCAAAAGGTCATCATATTAAGGTGCATCCTCGTTCTGGTAATGCATTGAAAAAGGGTTTAGTTACTGCAAATAATACTGGTGTAATAGATGAGGATTATGTATTAGAATGTATGTGTATAATGATAAATGATTCAGAGGAAAATATTGTTATTGAACATGGAGATAGAATAACACAAGCAGAATTATGTAAAACTTTAGATTATGTTATTGGATTTCAGATTAATAAACCTGGGCAAAAAACTGACCGAGATGGTGGTTTTGGTTCTACAGGAACTTGACAAATCCAATTTTTGTGATATAATTTATTATAAATAGATTTATAGTTGTATTGAGATGTGCCAATGAAGGGCATCTCTTATCGTGGCACTACGCCACACGGAGTTAGCCAATGCGTAACTCCAAAATTAATCTCGCTAATTTAGGAGATAATTATGTTGAATAGTCACATGTCTATAACATTCCCACAAAACATTCGAGAGTTTGAAAAGGCGTTCCAAGCAAGCGTTGGATTCGATTCTTTTTTCTCTCGTCTATTTGATGTTGATCCTGGTGCATCTGCAAGCACGGGATATCCCCCTTATAACATCAAAAAAACTGGTGAGTTTGCGTATCAAGTTGAGATGGCACTCGCTGGATTCTCTAAAGATGAATTACAGGTAGAAGTGGCGGACGGTACACTTTCAATAAAGACCGTTCCCTCAGAAAAAGAGGAAGGAGATGACTTCCTTCATCGTGGAATTGCTAAGAGGCAATTTGCCAGAAAGTTCACTCTCTCCGACGATGTGGTCGTGAAGGGTGCAGACCTGTTTAACGGGCTTCTAACCATTGACCTGGAAAGAGTTGTACCAGAGGAAAAGAGACCTCGGGAAATTCCTATCAATGATGGAGTGAAAGTTGTAGATCATAAAATTGTATAAATTTTAGGGCGGTCTTCGGACCGCCTTTTTTTTGGAGTATAATAGAATAATGGCCAGTCCAGATGCCGCCTTTTGGATTAATCCTGAAGGATTAATTTATAGAGTATCTATAACTCATATTAAGGATGTCATTAGATTTCCTAATAAGTTTGGTTTGTCTATACGAGACATTCAAAAGGTCTTTAATAAACATGATGAACCATTGGGTCATGAGGGTAAAGCAAGAGAAGAAATTTTATTGAATCTCTTCAAGAGAAATTTTATTCGTATCCGAAAATATAAAAATATGGGATATACTGTCAATGTTAAAAAGTTGACAGATAAAACCAAAAAGTACTTATATGATTGGGCATCCAAACTTTTAGGAACAGGAATAGAGGGAGAGAAAGATTATACTACCACACCAGTTTTATTTGATGTTGAAAATTCCAGACAAAGCCCAATGACATTAGGAGAAATTCAAAAGGATGTCCTGTTCAAAGAATCAAGACAATATAAACTTGTAGAGTGTCATGTTTCAGAATGGGAAGATTGTAAAATAGTAAAATTAATAGAACTGAGAACCTTTAAATCTTTTATCAATTTAGAAGAGGATTAAATGAAAATTACAAAGAATTTTTCTTTAAAGGAAATGACATTTTCTGATACTGCCATTCGTAGAAATATACCGAATGATCCTGGTACATTAGAATTGATAAATCTAACAAACCTTTGTGTTAAAATTCTTCAACCAGTCCGAGAACATTATGCAAAATCTGTACGTATTAATTCTGGGTACAGATGTGTAAAATTGTGTGAAGCAGTAGGAAGTTCCGGAAAATCTCAACATGCAAAAGGCCAGGCTGCCGATTTTGAAATTAATGGACTATCCAATAAAGAATTGGCAACATGGATTTATAAGAATTTAGATTTTGATCAAATCATTTTAGAATTTCACGATCCAGATGGTGATCCCAATAGTGGT